CAACCAGTATCGAGACCTTCGTTGATCAACCGAGCTGTGGAAATACATATTATAGTTACCACATGCAAGCAAACGGCAATCAGCCTCCTGCGCGCCGGGCAGGAGCCGCACCGCGCGGACCACAACGGCACAACCCTGGACGGAGAGTTCAGAATGGTGGAAACGCTCGCCGGCCCGATGGTAGGGGCGCCGGTAATGACCGTGGAGGGGTGCTCGCCCTCCATACCACCAGGTTCGCTGAGCGCTACAGCGTTAGAGACGCGCCTAACGCCGCAGCAAGGCCAGTGGCTGACTGGGTTAACGACTTACCAGTCAATGAGCGTACCCCCGCGCGACGGTCTCTCATATGGACTATGGTTGAGAGACACGGGGCAGTCTACTACCGAGGTGGAATCTACTTCCGCGAGTGGAGTGAGGCATCGGAGGAGTGTTTGTGTCTAGATGACAACCTAGTCATGTACACCCCCGGTGTAGTTGAGCTGGACCAGGCTGGTCCGGAGATGCGATGTTGGTACGTGCACCAGGATGCTGAAGGCAAACAGGGCACGCGTGCGTTCCGTGAGCACATTATGTTGCTGGAGAGGCTAGAGCAGGCCTTGCGGGACGGACATGCTAACGACCGCGACATCGATCGCCTCACACCTATGGCAAGTACCGCCAGCCGCGTGGCACGCGTGCTGGAGGACTACCCGCTCGTGCGTCTGCAACGAGCTGCCGCACTCGCCGACCGCGCCATTGAACGGGCGCAGGCCGTGGAGGAGGAGGAGGAAGCTGAAGAGGAGGCTGAAGAGGAGCGGCCCACGCGGGATCAAGTGTGGGAGTGGGTCGCTTCTAAAGTCAGGACAGACACGAAGGGTATGGCCCACGGGACTGCGCGTGCCTACAGAGCAAAGTCATTAGCTCTGCAGTACATAAAGGCGTACAAGCTCACAGATGCTGAGTATATCGCCTATGGCATAGAGCAGTTGGTGGAAATGGTAATGGCGGCGTCTCGCGAGTTGGAGCAATTCGACCGCGACATGATCCGTCCTCTGCCTGCGGCCGAGGTAGAAGACCTCGCTACCCATTACAAATGCGTCCGGAATGACGCCAGGGTCGTCTATAGCTTTGAAGGAGACTATGACGAGAAGGTGGAGAAGGCTGAGACTGCAGGTCTCGCACTCCGCTTTTACGAGATGGCAGAGGAGAACTTCGCAATCTACAAGAATGTGGGGTACCTGCGTGGCTACGGCTACATGGGTACTACTCCCTTGTTGCTTATGTTCTTCTGTAGCGTTTGGGGAAACGCGCTGTTCATGTCAGCCGCACTCGCTTGCACGATGGCAGGATCACTCGCATTGTACTGCGCGATGGTCGTTGTCGGATTGTACCTCTTCGTGCAAGCGGCGCATAACAGGTGGGAGCGGGAGACCTTACAAGATCTCTTCCCCACTTTGTCTTTGCGCAAGCTGTGTGACTGATGGTGGCGGCGGGAAGGGATCTGTTCAGCCCTCCCCGCTGGCACTATCGCCCCTGGACATTCCATTAGTATAGATGCGGGTGTCTGCAAACATTCCTGCTTTACTGTTGACATGTTCAAGCCCAGGGGGTTGGTGACAGAAGATATTTACACACATCACACGTGTTACAATAACATAGTCGTTGGTCTCACCAACCGACATCTTCTTGACAACAACCCTGAGCCACTGTGGCTTGAGCACACACCACACGGCACTGTCTTCCTACAGCCCAACGAGGAAGTGCCAAACACGGGCCTTACACAGACAGAGGTGTACATGCATGCATACCGCGTAGCGGACCGGTGGATAAATCAACGAAGGGTACCTCTCATGCCCTTAGACGATTACGACCGGTGCTTTACAGGAGCGAAGAGAGAGAGACTGATCAGGGCGAGTGAAGAGACACTCGAATGCGGATACCTAAAATGGGGGGTTACTGGCTTTGTGAAGGCGGACAAGTATGATCTTGTTACAGCTCAAACAAAGGCGCCCCGCATGATCCAGTTCCGCAACCCTGGCACCAACGCAGAGTTGGCTCGGTTTATGGGTCCCGTGGAGCATGAATTGCTCCTCGGGCCCGGCCTTGGTCCCTCTCAGCTCCCTGAGTGTTCTAAAGGGATGAACCTCAGCGATAGAGCGCAAGTGTGGGCATCTAAGCGATCTCAGTTCAGGGACCCAGTCTGCTTCAAAGCTGATTACTCGAAGTTTGACTGTCACGTGCACACACACACACTTGAGTTGGAG